TACGATAGCGATAAGCGGCAACGCCTTCTTTAGTGATTTCAGCAGACATTGTGGTAGCCCTGCGACCCTTGCCAGTTCCCCTACCTGCCATGTCAGCTACTAGCAAACCAGCAGCACCTTTAGGGCTTTTTACTTGAATCTGCACTAAAGGGTGCACATCTGCGTTGTAAACAATCTTGGTGATTGGAAAGGCAAGCTTGGCAGTTGCCCCACCATACTGGGTGCGACCATTGTGCATCATTCCACTTAGGGGTGATACAACAGGAATGTTTGAGTCTATTTTGGTTAGGGCTGGTCCAACAATCCCTTTGATCTCTTTTTTCATTTCTTTGACGGCATCTGGCATCAAGATTTCAAGCTGACGGATAACCTCAGGAACGCCTCTTAGCGTCACTGTGCTTTTCATTTGCATACGGCTCCTTGTTCTTACCATTCTACCCAAAAGAAAAACCCCCTTTTGGGGGGCTTATCTTTTAGAGCTTCGGCCTTGATTCTTAAAAATCAAATACCTAGTAATTGTCCAGAGCATTCGTTCATCGAGTTCTAACAACTCTCTGGGGCTTATGCCGGTTTCGACTGCCAGAGATGCTATGAACCAATGAGCTGACTGATCCCCTAGACCCTTTATACTTTTGGGTCGTCAGAGGCCGATACGGATACTACTCCGTCAATCCACTCATCGAAGGTTTTAGCAGTTGCCTTGGTGCGTGTTTCACTTGCCCAAGCTAGGAAAAGCAGGTGAGTGATTTTGAGGTCTTTGTCTAGATTCGCAATGGAGATGTTGAAGTTGGTTTCAAACTTCACCATGTCAGATGCTAAACAGGTGATCTCTTTAGTTTCACCAGGCTTGTCGCTGAACTCTACTTGTAGGTTTATTTTCATGCTCTTAGCTTACTATGCTGCTGCGGTTGCTCTGGTTACTTCACCAGATACAGGCCAGGTCACGCTTAGTGTGGCAAGGTCGCCCACTGCACCACTGTAGGGTTGATACTGTGTGCACAACGCTGTGAAGGAATAGAGCGGATTGCTTGCAGTGATTGTTCCTGAAGTAGGGGCAATGCTGACTGCAACAGTCGAGCCCATAAGTGGGAATAGTAGAGCGTCAACTGATCCTGCTCCAAAGTCCTGGTGGAAGTCGAAAGATACAGATGCATCACGAAGGCCCCCGATCCTCGTTCTGTAAGTTTGCCCAAAAGCCGTTGTTTCGATTTCGTCTGTAGTGATGTCAAGTGTCACAGAAGCGATTGAGCTGCTTAGTACAGTTGTACCGATTGTGACCTTGTAGTCTTGTGCGTAAAACTTTGCCATGTTATTTCTCCTAGTTTGCTATGACTGTGACTGTAAAGTCAGCAGCCAAGTATGTGTTGTCGCTGATTGACAATGAACCTATTGAGTTCATTGACACTACTCGGCAATCGTAGGCATTACCACCGAGAGTCTTATCTGATTCTACTGCATACTTGACACTGCTAGACCCAGTAGAAATGTAGGCATCAAGCCGTCTTTGTGCTTCTCTCTCGGCAACCCTGCCCACAACGACAGTGACTAAAAAGTTATACCTGGTTAGGCCTTTGTTGAAAGCCCCATCAAAGTCAACCGAGCTTAGGGACACAACTGCTATTGGTGGACTTGGGTTATCTGGTATCTCAGCGGCGGTTCTAAGCCCTGCGATAGTTGCAAGGTTAGTGGCTATGCCCTGCCTAATTAGGCTGATGCTCATTAGCCGAAGTTCCTCATAATTCTGTATGGCATGACTAGCTGCTCAACATCTGGATCAAGATAACGGCTTACTCTTATCTGGCCCAAATCCCCCATACCCAAGACCCCCAAAGGCGAGTCGAGCCGCTTGTACAGTCGAGAGGATTGGATGATGGTTGCTTGCTTGACAGCAGTAGGGATAGTTGGCCAGCCCCAAGTGCCGGTAATCTTTACAAGTGCTTGGTAGTCAACGACTGGCCAAGTGTAAGTGTTGACAGCTCTGATACCTGTAAAAGGTGAGTAGAGTCCATCAGCTCTGCCGTTCACTGGCTCAAGCTGATAGTCGGTTGCGGTCCACTCTGTGTAAGTGTCACCGATCTCATCAGTGGATTCGACCTTTGTGATAGTGATTGCATCGTCAATAATTAGGTTGATTGCATCGGTAGCTGCAAAGTTTCTTACTGCTGTACCTGCGTTAGAAAAGGTGCGAGCCGTAAATCCGTCAATCATCCTTGAGGCAGACTCGATTGCTGTTTCTAATAAAGAATCGTCAATGCTGTCTGTGATTCTTAGAGCAGCTTTTACATCTAGAAGTGTGGCGTAGCCATTTGTGATTGCCATGATTGTCCTATTCTACTGCCCGAAGGCGTACGCTTTTTAGGCTTCTTGGTGAGTCCAGAGGTGTGCCCGACTGTTGAAAGTTTGCTCATCTTGGCTAACAGTAGTTGTGCCCTTTTGGTAAGTTGCGTCTTGTGTGGCTAATCCCCAGACCCAGTGTAAGTGCTCAATCTCTGACTCTAAACAAGGGGTCCACTGCCCTCTAAACTTTGCTGTAGCAACAGCCTCGGTGTCTGTATAGTTGTGAATGTAGCCCTCGTACAGGACAGCATCAGGGTCATCTATTGAACCCAGCTTGGCATACTCTCTAGTCATTAGGTAGTGAGTTGCGTGGGTGCCTCTAAGCACATCAGGGTTGTGTAGATCATTAGTGCCTACAAAGCCAAAGTCTTTGGCCAGCTCTAGTATCCGGTGTGACCAGCCCTGCTTGAATACCAAGTCATCTGCTGCCATAAGAATGTAAGGCTCTGTGGTTTCTTTTACTGCTGTGTTGATTGCCCCTGCATAAGATGCAGCTCTTTTGTTTATGACTTTATTAGTGCCAATGGCTTCGATAGCCTCAGCGGTAGCTGTGTCATGTTCCTCGATGATGAAGTAAGGCACTGCCTCTGGTGCTGTGTCTTTGAGGTTGGCAACTATCTCGGCAACTCTGTGGGGTCTGTTTAGTGTTGGTATTAGGACTGCAATCATGCTAAAACTCTATCCCAAAACTTAGTCTTTGACCCGATGACAAGCTCTAACAATACTTGAGGGTCACGCCAGTTAGGTACTGATGTTATTCCTGCCAGCTTGTTAGTGTGTACCTCGCAACCTGACAGGACTGCCTCGATGACAGCTCTTGGCTCGGCATCAAAGCCGTTGGGTAAGAATACAAAGTGACTAGCCCTGCTCATGGTTTCTAGCACCTCGGCCCTTGGCTTGTCGGTCATCATCACTATTGGTAGACCTTGTTGATCTGCCCAAACCTGAGCCTCTACTGGCCCCTTCTGTGGGTGCATCCTTGCAGCCCATAAAGCAAAGGACTCTTTTGGCTTTTGACTTATCTCTGTAATGTCTAGCGGTGCAGTGACCCAGGTGCTTGACTTTGGCTTTGTCCATTGAAGCTCTAGCTCTAGGTGTCTAGGTGTCCGGCAGATAAGGGTAGAGGCAGAGCTAAGTAGTTGTTGTCTTTCCTCAGTTCTTGTTTGCAAGTGATGGACAGCAACAACAGGCTTTCGCCTAGCAAGCTGTGTCATGGCATAAGGGCTAAGTAGGTCTGTGCCGGTTATGACTATCTTGTCGAACTCTAGAGCTTGCTTCCAGTTGTTTGGGGTGATGATTGTGTAATCAGTAGGAGCATCGGTTAGCAGGGTTTGGTCGGTCATCTCTGCCCCACCAATTAGCTTGCCGTCTGGGTCTGGTAGGTGGTGAGATACCCAGGCAATCACTTGAGTAGTTTCTTTAGCACCGGCATCCAGTTCTCTTGCCAAACCTTTTCATGGTCATAATTCTGAGCAAACTCGACTGCCTTTTCTGACTTGACCTTGCCCTTGGCATAAGCCTGTTCTAATGCTTCTACTATCTCTGGCACCGAAGGGATTGTCCAGAATGAGTGCTGGGCTGGATCGTAGAGTGGCTGACCTGCTACTGCCCAACCATCTCCAACTAGCTCAGGTGAAGCAGCAAACTTGCTGACAATAACCGGCACGCCACAGGCCTGAGCCTCGACTGTCGGAATACCAAAGCCCTCGCCATAGCTAGTAGCAAGCATCACATCAAAGCTTGAGTAAATCCCTGCAAGGGTAGATTGTGGCATTCCGT